AACCATCATCTCTGATCCTTATACATGGAAGTATCAAAAAGAGATGACACAAACTCCAGCGCTGTTGGAAGGTAGGGTGCAGCACACTGTCTTTTTAGAGCTTGATAAATTTCACGATGAGTTTGTCATTGAGCCGAAGTTTGATAGGCGAACCAAAGCTGGCAAGGCAGAGTACGAAGACTTCATGGCGGGTGTCGGTGATCGCACTCCTATAAAACAAGAACTGTTCGATGTGTGCATGGAAAGGCGTGAGGTGGTGTTGGACTATGTGCCAGGGCCAACAGATCAGGTAGAGCTCACACTCTGTTTCTTGTGGAATGATAAACCATGCAAGGCGCGGCTAGATTGGTATGACGGAACGAATGTTTGGGATCTGAAGACTTGCCGGGATGCAAGCCCTCGCGGTTTTACTGCGGCGATCCGTAACTTCCGGTATTACCAACAGGCTGCGTTTTACCTCACAGCCTGTCGAACTCTTAATATGCCCGGCGAAAAGTTTTATTTCTTAGCGCAGCAGAAACAACACCCCTACCCATACTTGGTGTATACGCTTTCTGATGAGGCCATCACTTATGGGAATGCTAAAAATGAACAAGCTATGTTCATTGCAGAACAGTGTGAGGCTACACAAACCTGGGTGCCATTTAATCAAAGCGGTTTAGTGACAGTAGACGCCACCGATTTATGAGAGTCCTTGACCTTTTCAGCGGCATTGGTGGCTTCAGCGTAGGGCTACACGAAGCGGGTATGGAAACCGTAGGGTTTTGCGAGATGGATTCGTTCTGTCAAAAGGTTCTCAAAAAGCATTGGCCGAACGTGCCGATTCATTCAGACATAAAGGAGCTTGATGGTCATGAGTACAGAGGAACAGTTGAGCTTGTTTGCGGAGGATTCCCCTGCCAGCCGTTCTCCGTCGCCGGGAACCGTCGAGGCGCAGAAGATGACCGCGCACTCTGGCCGGAAATGTTGCGAGTCATACGCGAAGTACAGCCAACTTGGGTCATTGGTGAAAACGTTACTGGAATCGTCGCGATGGAACTCGACACAGTGCTATCTGACTTGGAAGGTGAAGGCTACTCCTGCCAAACGTTTGTTATTCCAGCTTGTTCCGTCGATGCCCAACACAGACGCGACAGAGTATGGGTTGTTGCATACGCCGACAGCGAAGGCGAACCAGATGGCTCCCAGCATGAACAGCGGCTGGTGGCCGACTCCAGCGGCCAGCCAAGGGGGAGCAGGAGAGTTCATCGAGAATCTGGTGACGAAGGATGGGAAACCAGCGAAGCCAGGGGAGAGGGCGTACAACCCAAACACTGGCAAGCACAGCCAAATCACACTGCAACGTGCCGTAAAGATGTGGCCGACACCGAAAGCCTCAGAATGGAAAGGCGGCAGGAGCTTCGAGGGGTTGATAGCTTCGGGACGCGGAGCGTCGAACAGCCTCAACGATGCTTTGACGATGCAAAACCAGCAGTCTGGGGCGCTGAACCCAGAGTGGGTAGAGTGGCTGATGGGGTTCCCAATCGGACACACCGACTTAAAGGACTAGGTAACGCTGTGGTTCCCACAGTGGTCACTGAGATAGGGCGAGTGATCATGCACTTTCATGAGAATGGTATTGACCCCAGAGGATGAGGCAAGAGAAAAGCGTTGGGCAGATGATCTCAAGTATTACGCTGCACGCAGTATTTGGTTCAAGCGCAACCTTAAAACCCCTAGCGGCAGATCAACTTGGCTGAAGTGGTGGGAAAAAAAATTCAACGACAGTTACATGGAGTATGTAGCGGCGAAGAAAGAAGAAAAGGCGCAGCCTAAGACTGCTTCTCTTTTTGATGATCAATAAACGCAGAAACCGCCAGTTCGGCGGTCTCTTCTTCAATTAAAGAAAGGATCAAGAGTAACAAGATCCTCTCACGCTCTTCCCTGTCAAGTTTCAGCAAGCGCGTAATCATCGGCTTCAGATGTTTCACGTTTCTCCAAGCGGTCAGATATTTCTTCGCATAGCCAAGCGGTCATGCCATGGTAAGCCATCAGACTAGCATAGTGGTTAAAAGAATCGACTCGCACACCAGATGAATCGGCTGGGTGACATTCTCCCATCATTTCTTCTGCGGCGTCGTAGTATTCGTGGGGCAACAAACGCACGAACTGATGCGCTCTGTAGTAGTAGATGACCCACTCATGTTGATCGACATATTCGTGTGCCTTCTCCATAAGGTCTTCAAGTTCTTGCTTGTCCTCTTCAGCCTCTTCTATGATCTCTGAGGCTAAATCCATGATCTGCCGATAGCAGTCTGCGTAAGTTAGGTCTTCGGAACTCATTAAATGTCCTCCCTGTCTACACAGTTGATTTGGACTAAGGCTCCATTGCAGCAAGCATCTATCACGTCATCACAGTGAGATACTCCATCACTGTCTTGTGTCCAGACAAACAATCTGTGACGCAGCATACCAATAAGTTTGCACACATCTTCGTTGCTAAGAGAGTTAGCGATGTCAACTAACTCCATGGTTCGGGTTTGGTTAAAATTACTCATAATTCCCTCCGAGTTATAGCCACTCGCCACTGGGTAGTCGCATTACAGCGGGTGAGCCGCACCGCTCCCAAGACTCGCGCATATGATTATCTGGTTCGCGTGGCAGATCGACGCCAAACGGACAAAAAGATGCTATTTGACGTGCTGCTGCGTCTTTGCAGCAAAATGGGCCTACGGCGTTTTCTATGCCGTCAGCGCGGTGCAAAATAACCCACCCCGTTGAACAGTTGACTAGCTCAACACGGTCGCAAGTGTTCTGCGCAACAAAGTGTTTATTGTTGATTTGTCGATATTCGACGCCGTAGATTGTGGCTTTGGTGTTTATCAAGTTACGCATAATCCTCTCCAAGATATCTGTAGTCGGTCACATCTTCTTCATGATGAGGGACAGGCGTTCGCTCCACTTGCACATAAGTTGAGTTGCCAGTTTGGTATTCGTAGAACGCTTGCTCTTTTTTGAAGGCAATCGGATCTTTGGACTCAGCAATCAAAGTGCCGTTGTGGTTACGAAGAACGAAAACCTCATTGTCCTCTAGCTTCTCCGCTTTCAAACTTTTTAGTAAAAATGTCATATCAACTCCGTTTAAGAACGTGAGCGTTATTGCCCACACCCAGAAGTATACAGATGTACACACATTTGTACAATAGTTTTGTTACTTATTTACTCACTCTTCCCATCGTACAACCAGAAAACCAAGAGGTAGCGATCACCTCTCTCAACAGCCAAGCCTCTGTGCATTTTGGTGAATGAGGGAAACATGAGTGCGTGGCCGTTGGGCAACGGCTTCAGCACACCATGATTGTGGAACTCCGTACCACCACCGACATAACCTCCAGTGTTGAGCGGAACGACAACAGATATGTCAGCAGAATCATCGTGATGCCAAGCCCCAGCTTGCTTGCCCTCTGGGTTGTAGTTCGCAATCTGCACTGACGCAATTTGCGCGCAGTCTCTTTGATAGAGACTGTAGATCATCGGATTGATAACGTTCTGCACAACGAACCACATATTCCAGTAAAGCTCTGGGCAATGCTCTTCAAGCACGATCTCTGGGATCTGGCGCAGTACATCTTCACTAGGGTTAGGCACAAAGCTAATCTCTTTCTCCATCTGCTTGATCTCTTGTACAAGCATTTTGCAAAACTGGCGACGAAAGAGCGGGAAGCGATAGATGTCTGGAAATACAGACTTTGCCATCTGAGCCGCTGGCGTCGTTTCTAAGCGGTTTCTACCTAGATTGGCTCTGTACTTAGCAATCAGTGGGATTGAGTCTTGTACGGCTTTGTAGAGCGGTTGATTGACCATCCAGTGAGATTGGAGGCTCAACATATAATTTTTCAATTCATACATAGTGTTTTGCAAAATCCTGCACAACCCTATACAATTTAGCATCTTTTCAACAGGAATTGTACCAATGGCTGATGAAGACGTTCGGCAGAAGCGCAAGTCGCTCGCTGTTGATGTAGACACTTATATGTTGCTTTGTGAGATCTGCGAAAAAAAGAGAAGAAGTCTCATTGAAGAACTAAGAAGCGTAATAAAGAAAGAACACGATAAGATCTTTGATGACGCTTATGAAGGGGTGTGGGATTGAATCTCTTTGGTAAGAAAAAAAAGGATGTGCCGCAAACCTATCAGCCTGTGCTGGAAGCCAGGGAGGTCATCGAGCTTTTCGGCAGAACCACCTTGCATCAACAAGCGGCGTTGCTACGACTGATATCCAGAAATATCATGACAGATGTAGACGGTCAAATAACCATGGGCTATGAGCTAGATTGGAATTTAGAAGGTGCGATGATTGTAGGGCGACTCTCTGAGCCAGACGAAGTTATCCCAGCCCCGCAATCCCTCCCTGTAGCTGACGACGCATAGCCAACTCTTGGTTCTCTGGCGTTCGCAATAACGTCAGTGAGTCCATGGGCGGACGAATTGTAGGTCGCCCAGTATCCGGCAACGGTTCAAATGTCGGCATAGTGGCTTGAGCAGATGGTTGATCCTCTGTCTCAAACACCTCTTCCTCTGGTGCTGGTGACTGCTCAATTTCTTCTAACCGCTGCATCATGTTAGCTCTGATGTCATCTGGCAAAGGCGGGAAGGCTTTTCCATCCCCCTTTTCGATAACTTGCGGTTTCAACACTGCACCTACGCTTGCAGAAAACAGCGGTCGGTTACCAGTGATAAACGCTTGGCGCACCGCATCTCTTGTAAGGGCTCGGCTCTCCGCTGCTAAGGCAGCACCGCGAGCATCCAAGCCGGGAACAACATCAAGGGGTGCCAACAACCCTCTCCGGGCCAAGGCTCCCATGATCGTCCACGCTGAACCAGATGGGTTATTGTCAATTTCAGCCCAGAGCGTAGGCATGACATCCTGCCGAAACTTTTCGATGCTTTTCAGTTCGTCTTCGTCAAATAGCTCTTCTATAACTGCTTTATTTTTACCTTTGAAAATCGCGTTGTAATTTTTAACGATGGCTGATCGCGTTACGGCGCGGTCTTTGGTCATGGGAATGATGTTAGAAAATGCTCTAATCAAAACTGCATCTTTCATTAGGCGTTGAACTTTGGCGAACTCATCTGCTGGCAGTAGCGCCTTCAGCCGTCGAATTACCAACGGCATAGCGTTGTTTCCAGACAGCAAGTTGTTACCAAACAACTCACTCATCACGCCATGTGGCGTATAATCTGAATCAACGATCCTTGCAAGAACTCTGTTTGCTGACCGATCAATGTCCCGCTTGGCAGCGCCTTTCCCCGTTAGCCCTGCATATTCGCGATACAGTTCGTTTGCGTTTGCTAATTGATCCAGAACTTCCTGGTCACCAGACAAAATCCCATTTTCAATGCTTTGAAAGACTCTTTCATCTAGCTTGTCTTTCATTAGAGTGAGCAATCGGCGTTCTGTCGGTACGTTGGTGTCTCCAATTCGTGCGCCAATCCGACGACGGATAGCGTTCAATTCTTTTAAAGCTACATCGCGGAATTTATCTTGACTCAGCTTTTTGCGTAAATTCTGTAATCTCTCATATTCTTTCTTTAACGGGCCTTCAAGAAAGTCTTCAAGATCCATACCATATTCGGTATATGGAATGTTCAGAATGTCATCTATGACGCTTATAACACCATCAGCGGTTGCTTTCGGCGCATCTGTGGCTTGTTCGGCCATTTTGAACAAGCGTGAAGCCTCTGCTTCTTTCGCTTTTGCGACTTCGGTAATGATGGGGCGAATACGGCTTGCAGCCTCTTCGGGTGCGTCCAGCAAGCTAACATCTTTGGACAATCCAACGCCAAACTCTTCAGCTAGAGACAAAGCATCTTCAGTGATTTCATTAAGTTGAGCTTCATCAAAGCCAACGATGCCCTTTGGATCATCCGGCATAGCTCTTCGTAATTCAGCCTCAGTGCCTAGCTGTTCTGTGCCTCTTGGCGATACACCACCTGGAAGGGGAGCGGTTCTTTGTCCCATTGTTAATGGATATTTCGATTCCTGCTCAAAACGGGGAGAAGGCGTTTCAATAGCTTCAGCAACGGTTTCAGTGGCTGCGTCAGCGACTCTCTCTAATTCGGTTTGAGGATCTTCTATTCGCGCTTTGCGAACCACATCTGCGGTGCCTTGCCTCATCTGCTGACCAGTGCGCTCAAGAAATTCACGAACGATTGGGCCAACATAAGGTAATCTTCTCGCTACATCAGGAGCCACATCGGCTAAAATACCAATAGTAGTTGCCTCTGCAATATCTCCTACTTTTTCAAGTGACTCATCTGCTCTTGCAGCAGTGGCTTTGGGTGTAAGCACTGTTTCGGTAGCACTCAGACCCGCCTCCGTACCGCCGTAGCCGATCACGCCTCTTTTAACAGTTTCTCCCAAACCTTTAGCCGCCCCTGCATATTTGGTTGCAGGGCTCTGTTTTGCTATTTCAGCAAGAAACTCTTTGAAGTCCATTTTGCTGATGCCAGGCTTATTGATGTAGTACGGTACACCATTCCAAACAATCAAAGGTAAGCCAGGGTCGTCTTGGAAAGCACCACCAAAGCGAGGATCGTCCTTGAAGATTTCTGCAAAAACCTCTGCTTTACCTACATCGTCGCGAGCAGCTAAAACCGCTGCGTAGCTTTTGATATTGTCTTTGAATGTATATTGGTCACCAGACATATCTGTAATCTCTGGCAGATCTGGAAACTCTATCGGCGCGCCAATACCAGTTATGTATTTAGCAAACGCCGACGCACCATCGCGGACACGGTCAAAGATACTAGGGTCTGGTTGTTCTGTAACGCCTGACTCTTGAACAGGATCGCCATCGGCTGTGCCAGATCCAACATAGTCATTTGGATCGAACGCAGCGCTCATCGGTTACCCCCTTTCCAGCCTTTGATCACGAACGGCCCCATCTCTTCTGCGTTCGGAATGTATTTTTCGTACAATCCAGTGGTGTTGTCTATCACTGCGCCAGTAGGCAAATTAACTAAAAACTCTTGATACTTTTCAGCGTCGTCCGGGCCGTTGTATTTTTCTACGATACCGACATCAATCGCATCTAATCTTTTTTGTATTTGGTCGTAGTCCTTGATATCGGGGTTCAGCAACATACTTTGCTCTGCTTGATATAGAGCGACGCCGTTTTCAATTTTTTTCTTCAAGGCATACAAAGCGATGTAATTAGCGCGAGCGGTATTTTTCAGCGATAGTATCGCGTCACGATAGGCTTGAAACTCCATGTCTGAAGTTGAGCCAGACCCCTTCACTCGCATCAAAGGAGCGAGTTGATTAGCAATTGCGTTCAATCTGTCTAAATTTTGCGTCAGAGTGCTAGGCGCTCCGGTCAGCAAAAGATCCATGTTCCTTTTAAAAAAACGAAGTTGATCCGTCAAGATGCTGCCAGTTTTCAGAGTCGGATCAGTTCGCAAAATATCCATCGCCTGTTCAACCGCTGGGAGAATGCTAACGCCTTGGTCAAGTGTTTCGGTTCGGCTTTTTGCCATCTCCTTGATTCGATCAGTTTTGTATTGCTCAAAACCTTCATTGATTCGCGTAGCGTTAATCCTTGAGGGACTTAAAACGATTCTTGAAACGCCATCTGGGCCAGTAATCGGAACCAGTTCACCAAACATACCTTGAATGGGAATTGCGTCGCCTAGTTTCGGATCACCCTCCGGCACACTTATTTGGCTAACGATCTTGTTGAATTCCTCTCCGCGAGGCAAACCGAGACTTTCGATTAAAAGCTCCGCCTCTGGTTTTGTCATGTAATAGGCGGGCTCTCCAAAACTATTAGCTTTAGTTCCTGTTTGTTGTTTTACAGGCACCCGTATTTTTTTACGCCGTGACATTGCCTCTTCATCCGTCAACATCACAGTGGAGCCTTTGGGGTAAAAGTCATTTCCAATCGTCACCCCAGCCGCGTCAACGACCTCATAGGTTTTGGTTTTGTTGTCCGGGTTGGTTCTCGATATTGCAATATCGGCATCACGCAGATACTTGATTGCAGCATCTTGATCAGCCTTCGCAAGTTCAAACGCTCTAGCGGCTATAGCGCGACGCTTGTTTTCAAACTCAGCTTGTTGCTTCCTACGATTTGCCCCAGCTTGTGCAAGCCCTCTGCCTAGAGAGCGGAAAGCGCCCTCAGTCGGATCTGCGGCTAATATGCTTGCACCCACTTGAGAAGCAACATCATAAAGGTTTGGCTGCTGGGGCGTACCATCGATGTTAGTGAGGATATTAGTGTATTCCTGCACTCTTGCTGGCGAAGGCATCGTACTGACTTGGCTCAAATCAGGATTACGTCGGCCCATTTGATACGCTTGATCCATAGCCGCTTGCAGTAGCTCATCATCAACCTTGAACTGCTCCATGTCCAAAGGCTGCAACCCAGTTCCTGTGGTGTAATCTTCAAACAAGTCTTCTTCCACAATGCCTCCCGGTTGAAAGCCCTTTATCTGCTGGGGAATTTGCGCTCTTGAAATCGACATCAGCTTGATGCGGGTTGCGGCGTTGGTACAAAAGTTGCTGGCTGGGGTTGGTAACCAACGTAATTACCGCCGCCCCCATACAGACTTCCTAAGCCGCCGAACGCACTCAAACCAGTGCCAATTGCTGTCTGCAAAGCGCTAGGTGGTGCAGTGAAATCAGTACGAATGTCACTCCGGCCAGCAGGAACCATCTCAATAAACGGCTTCGCAGCTTGGAACTGTCTCAACGGTGCGGTGCGAGCTTGTTCAAGCGCCTCGCGTTGTGCATCGAGCTCTGCTTGTCGTAACTGCTGTACGTTTGAGCCAATTGCTCCCAAAGTACCAGCGTCTGTGCGTCGCGCTTGGGCTACTTGACCGCCTATATCAGTAAGTCTTTGTCCGAAGCCCTCTTGCGCTCGACCTAGAGCTTGCCCAGCACCCGCCATGGTTTGCCCTATGCTTCGGGTCTGGCTGGCAATTTGATCAGCAATGTTCAACCCTGTAGATCCTGCTTGACGACGCGCACCAGCAGTTCTTGTGCCTAACGCACCTAGAGTAGATCCAACTCCAGTAGCTGCTCTGAATCTTTGTTGGCCAATATTGCTTACTTGTGTGCCTAAATCTCCTGTAGCTCTAAAACGCTGCGCTGCTAAACCACTAAGCCCAGCGGCTCCTGTTCTAGCCGCTTGTTTGCGTCGTTCGTCTTCTTCTATTGCTGTTCTTTGAGCTTGTTGGAATCCGGCAGACCGCAAGGCTCCTACTTGTTGACCTAATCCACGGCCAACAGCTTCGGCTCTTTCAGCGGCGCTCAGGCGCGCTCTCGATCCAAACGCAGACTCACCACCACTAGCGATATCTCGCGCTGTTTGGCTCATATCAGCTTGCGCCAAACGCTTGAGAGCATCATCTATGGTTTGTTGAACAACAGCGTCTTCATATGGATCCATATAACGCTGAGTTGCAGTAATCGGGTCAAAGCCAGCCAGTGCGGCTCTTTGTAAATTCTCTGCCTCACCCAGCGCACCAGAAAATTGTTGAGTGGCTAAAGTGCCAATACCGAGGGCGTCGGTTAAATCTCTTCTCAATCCTCTTTCTGCGGCAAGCGCTCTAGCCTCTTCTCTGCCAGCGCCACCAAGCTCTTCCAGCAAAGCAAGATCTCTTTGATCTAACGCGAAACGAGCACCTTCTCTTAGCTCTTGAGCGGCCCTTTGGTCTGCCGCTGCTTGCGAGGCGATTCCTTCCCTCAGAGAGCCTAAACCAGCGCGAGATTGTCTTAACGCCTCTTCAAAGAAAGGATCTTGAGCGCCTATACCCGCTCTTGCCAAACGCATTGACTCGATTTGATCTGGTGTAAGCCCAGCAATCTGGCGACCAACCACAATAGGTCGGCCCTCTGCATCAAAAAACGTGCGGTCTATTGCTCTTAACGCATCTGGGATGAAACCGCCTTGTCCATCAAGACCCAACAATATTTGTTGCGTAATCGGATCGAGCCTTTGATCCATGCGCGATACTGACGCGACAAACGGTTCCTCGTAAGTGACTTCAGCCATAATTAACTACTCGCTCTTGCTTGCCCAGCAAACAAATCCATCATCTCATACATAAGTTTTGTGCCACGCTCGCGGTCTTCTTCTCTTGTGGGCCTCAATTCGACAATTCCACCTTTTTTCTTCTTCATATCAAACGCGCCAGCGCCTCTCACCGCTTGGGACTTCATGACGAATTCGCCGTCTGACAGCATCGCTGGAATGTCATCGCTGGTTTCAGTGCCAGGGCCGTCGATCTCACCATTCATTCGTTTGAAGTCTTCTGCCGCTACGTTACCGCCCTTGGCATAAGCCATGGGCATTACCATACCGCCCATGTTCATGATGGCTGGTTTGACAGGACGCGGACGCGGCACGGCCATTCCGTCTCTTCCAGAATCCATAATCGGCTTCGCATCTGGCATCACATCTGGCTTAACATAAGGCAGCGCCCGAAATCGTTCAGAAGGATATCGCGTGTCGCTCACTGGCAGCGGTTTTTCGCGGATAGGTGTGGGTCTACCGCCAGTAAGTTGTGGTAGTGTTCCCGAAGGTAACAAACCAAACTCTACAGGGTTAGGGGCTTCTTTACCCATTCTTCTAGCGATTTCCGCTTCAATATTGTACCTACCAGTGGCGGTCTCTTGTGTGAGCGGTGTTAACGGAACGCCCCTACGGTTTTTCGCTTCATCGTAAGCCAGCTTGGCCAACAATGCGCCTATACCGCCAATACCCAAAGCGCGACCAAATGATGGCTGTCCTTCGCCACCGAAGCCAAGAGCGCTGCCTATTCTTTGTAATAAACCCGGTTCGTCGCCTGTTCCAACGGCTCCAGTGGTTAAGCCCAATTGCTGCGCCGCTGAGAAGACTTTGCCAATCGCTCCGGGACTACTAACGTCTTTTATTCCAAGACCCTCTGCGATCTCTCCAATTTTTTCTTGCGTAACGCCGGATTTAGCCATCGCTATGAGTTTATCTTGATCTTGAAGTGCGCTTAATTGGCTAGGCGTGAGCTCTGCTATTTCTGCTGGAGTTAAAGCGGCAAGTCCGACACCCGGCGCACCAAATACACCTTGACCGCCAGGCAGTCCTGCGCCACTCATGACACTTTGAATGGTTCCACTAGGATCTCTGATGAGACTACCGATCCCGCTTGCTATATTACTAGGCAGATTCGTAGCCAAATCGCCCAAAGCGCCCGGCACCTCTCGACCTAAACTAGCCAAACCACTAAGGAAGCCGCCTTCACCACCAGCTTTTGTGATGTTTGCAATAGCTCCAGTGTCACCGAAGATCTTCGGGCCAGTTGCAAGAGTTGCTAAAGCCAATGGGCTGGCTTCTCCTGTTGCAACTTTGTATACCGTGTCGGCTTTTGCGATCAGTGCTGCGGGTGCTTGCCATGGGCCAGGGACAAACTGAGCCACTTTGGCAACGGGGCGAACGACCTTCTTAAATAACTTTTTGCCAAACTTGGCTATTTTTTTAAGAAAGAATTCTTCAAGCCCAGTTTGCGGGTTTAGCGAAGCGATGCCTAAGCCAACAACGTACTCTTCTGGATTCAATCCGACTTCTTTGAAGCGAGTTTCTACCGCTGATTCAAATTGTGGGTCATCCATCATCTCTGCTGGCAAAACCACTTCGCCCGGAGTCAAGTGGGCAAGTGTGGAATCACCGCCGCGACCAGCTTGCGAAACCTGTAACGCTGCATCAGCGAGAGGGGCAGTCTGGCTAATTTGTGCAGCTTCAATGAGTTGTTCAGCCTTTCTGGCTTCAAAAGGATCTTCGGCAGTGTCGCGAGCGACCATGAGTTCTTGTATCGCTTGCCGAAGGTCGGCATCACGATCCACTGGCTCCTGCATTGCCGTTGTGTATTCCATTGACTCTTCTTGAGTCAAAGGATCTTCAACCGCCCCGCCTTCTTCAAAGCGCATAGGGCTGGTCGGCTCCATCATGCTTTGTATTCGCGCTTCTAAAAACCTGTTCATGATATTGTCACCGTGACTGCTCCTACACCAAACGTAGCTCCTACACCGCTGGGATATGTTTGGTGATTATACAAATCCCTAAACTGAGTGCCATCAAAAGCCTGATGGATACTCGTAGTTGAGTTAAATATTATCGCACCCGTTGCAAACTGTAACTCACTGATTTCTGTTGAGTTGAAGTGCGGAGAGATAGTGATATCTACGCTACTGAGGTTTAACTCTAAAACCCGAATCAAACGGTTGAAAGTGGCTTTGTCAACTGACTCTCCCAGAGCAAGTGGCAATCGCGTTTCAAGCAGCTTGCTCACGATCTCCTGCCACTGGGTTGTATATCAATCCGCGTAGAGCCTAAGCGCCATTTGTAACCAGTTTGGTTGTTCGTGTCGTTATCGTCGTCACTTTCAAATCGAAACACCACCTGACGCGCCCTAGTTCGCAAAGAAGAAAACGTGCTGGTTTGAGAAACTTGAGTAGTAGAATCAGTTGAAAGTGATTGCCCCGGAAAATCGCGACGCTTCACAACGATATTCATTGCAGGGGTGTTAGAAATCGTAGGATCAACTTGGAATTTCATGTCTGGAATGATCCTTCTCACGAAACTGTAGTTTTCTCCAGAAGCTATATCAAGGTCGCCGGATTCTATGAAAACGCCACTCATTGGCGCGCCGTTGTCGTCGTATCCTTTTTCGTGTTCAAACAAACAGTTGGTTCCAGATGTTTGCGCCCCTGCTCTGGGCAAATCCTCAATGCCACTATCCAACCAACTATAACGAACTAAACTCCCAACGCTCCAATTACCTTCTTCATAGTTATAAATGACATATCTGCTTATTTCGCCAGTGGCATCCTCAAGGCTGGGATAGAAGAACCACATCTCTCCGTACTCTGTGTTCATGCCCATAAAGCATTTGAACGCTTGGCCAAGATCTAAATCGTTGAAAACGTGTTCTTGTACGGAACAGGGTAACTTTTGCACTGCTCCGTTATAAAAGTAAAAAGAGGTTTTGGATGCGAAGTAAACACCGTTAGGGCCGTTTGTAGCGGCTTTCGGCCCTAGCAAACCGCTGCCTTCGTTCACCAAATTGATCGCGAAGGTTAGCGGTGGCCCAATAAAATTCATGCTATATAAGCTGGTGTCCGTCCAAATCAATATTTCCTGACGCGACTTGATCCCGCCCACAATAAAAGACCCAGTAGATAGCCTTACGCTTCCTGCTGAATTAGTGGCTGTCGGCTCAAAATCTAATTCATTCTCAGAGGTAGAAAAGGCAACCAACATCGGGTCAATTACTCCAGTGCGAGAGCCGCTGGAAATTGGGTCTGCGCCTAAAACCACTAAGTGCCTGTCGGTTTCTGAGGTAATAACTTGAAGCGCCACAGTCGGTACAAGGTTTGCTCCAGATATACCCGAAAGCTCCAAAGCCCGAACAGAAGTGCCGTTGTTCTCAACCCAACGAAAGATACCAGCGCCTCGCACATTTATGATTAAATTTTCGCCATAGTTGTCATGTGTCCAAAGCCTTAACTGGTTGGTAGAGCTTATGGCGCTCGCAGACCCCCAGGCTCCAGCACCCCAAGTTCCAACACCCCAACCAGAGCTAGAGACATAGGTATCAAGGCCGACGTTAATTTGATACGCACCGACAACAGAGCTCCCACCGTTTCCACTGTCAGAACTATTAGCAGTCACCGTTGCATCGCTTGTGTCCTTAGCGGTGATTTCGTATGTGTTCGTCCCAGTGACTAGAGCGATTTGATACTCTTGGTTCAGAACGTCAGCCGTAATATTGCCGCCCAACGTTGCCGCTCCCGAAAACGTCACGAAGTCATTGGTTACTGCACCATGACTCGCATCAGTAACTGTTATCGTGCTAGATCCATTTGTTGCTGCAAAGGTGACATCACCAGCGGATGTGGTGACTCTAATAGGCGTAACATCGTAGTAGGCGTCACCCTCTTCTACATAGTATTTGAAGGTGGTGCCAATGCCCTGGTAGCGAGTGCCACCCAAGGATATGAATGAGTGTAAGGCTCTAGCTAAACCAAGGAAGGTGTTGGTTCCGAGCTTTTGCCAGCCTCCGACTTTTTCTACCAAGCCTTTACGGAAGCGTACAAGGTTACCATCAACCCATCCGCCTCCCGCTGCGTAATCGGTAGACTCTTTATCTATGCCAGCACGAAAATCCAGTTTTTGTAGCGGCATCTTGCATCAAGCTAAACGAATAATTGCGCCAGTGGCGGTTGGAGATGGGAACACTACGGTGAAATCTCCTGCTGTGCTTGTTTTATCACCACCAAAATCGACAGCAGCTATCGCCTTATTAGAGTTGGTGGAGTTATAAAGTAGCATACCTCTCGCAGTCACTGTTGCCGTGCCAAATGTAAAGTCTGCAAAATCACATACCGCAACCGAGCCTGACAGCGTTGGCGTAACGTTTGTTAGAGAGCCACCCCCAGAACTATAGTTAGTCCCCGAAGATTGACCCGTCGTTACGAAGGCAGTTGTTCCAGCCCCTAAAGTGGCGGATGAGGTGTAAAGCGCCAACTTAATCGTGTCAGCACCGTTCGTTAAATTATGTCCTTCAACCAAAAGCTCTTGTTTGAAAGAGTTGCAGATAGCGGATGTAATGGCGATGACGCACCTCCTATTTACTCTAGTTGCTTCACAATGTTCGCCATATCTTCGTGTCCCTGGCTTGCAAGCAAGCCTCTTATTGTCACACGGTCTGAAGCTATGGCGTTTTTGACGCCTAGCAATATTAGTTGATAAACGTCCCTTCGGAAAGCCTCTGCTTGTTGCCGTATATGCGGTGCAGCTTGCGATGAAATGCCTACTATCTTGTTCGTGATTTGCTCTGCCCAGAACTCTGCGTCATGGCCGCGATTATCTGTGGTGGAGACCATGACTTGGCCAAGTCCAAGCCCTATTTTGTCTTCTAGCATGACTACCCTTTATATGGTTCTGGTGACGATGGCATTTCCACAGTTTCTAATTTGTGTTTTTTGACCATCTTAGCCAACTCTGATCTATTACAAACCATCCACTCATCCGCTGGTGTGGGCATCGCTACCTTTGGATCGCTGAGTCGATGATATCCATATAGTCTTTCTTCAAGCGGCACGTTTTGATCG